ATCTAAAGCAAAGCAGAACGATCCTAATACTCCCAACAACTTGTCACGTAAGCGTTGGAAGTGTTCAGGCGCTAAGTCCAAGAAGTAAGGTTACTTAACTATCTTGACATCTAGGCGTTCTGCCTGTACTGCTTTTTGAGATACTTCTAAAACAAAAGATGAGTGCTTATGTAAAAGAGTTGTAATAATTTCGATGTTCTCTTCCATTAGTTCAATGCTGGCTAAGGCTGCTACAATTTCTGAATTGACACGCAAAGCCATAGCTAGTTTTGTTTCCGGTGTAATAAATATTTCTTCCATTTTATAATGCCTGTAATTGTTTTTCTAAAAAATTATGCAGAGAATCTAACTTTGTGTGTCCTTCTCTTAGAATAGTTCTGATATAGTTTTGAGTATACACATCTGAAAAAATTTTATTAATTTCTTTTTCAGGAAGAAAACTAAGCTCTGTGTTTATTTTTCCTTTGTCATCTATCAATACTTTAAAAGAAATTAAATTTCCTTCTTTCATATGGAATCTCCTTAACTAATATATCGTGTCTCTAAAAACATAAACACAACAATAAGAGAAGTTAAATTTGAAACTATAATAATTAATTTTTCTTTTATTATTTCTGCTGATGTTACTTGTGTTTCTGCGGGATAAAGATATAAGAACTTTGAAAAAATAATAAAATCATTTAAAAAATAAAACACAAGACTAGCAATAGATAGTACTGCGTAAAATGGTTGATCAAATATAAAATATAAAGCTGAACAAACTAATCCTATAACAGAGGTAACTACTAATAAATCATTAGGTAAATTTTTACTTACGAAGGCTAATAACTTCATTATAAATCCTTTAATATTTCTTTATATTCTATGTAATCTAATTTTTCTTTTTTAGACTTCTTTAATTTTTTTAATTCTTTAACATGTTTGGTATTACTTTTTTTCGTATACTTATTTCTCCTTTCACTCTTTAAATCTAAATAATTTTTATCCATCATTACTTGTCTCTTTGTAATTTACAGCAGTAAGAAACTCAAGTAATTTATTTTCGTACCAATCTGCTTTCTTTAAATCTTCTATTCCGTTTTTGTATGGAAACCTCCAGCGGTACTTCAAGCTGTTTCCTCGTAAGTAGCCTATAAACTCTTCTTCTGTCAGCATTGCTTCTATGCCGTCGATGCACTCAATACCTCCTTTATTGTAATGTGCAGGATTATTAACTACGCTATCTACGTCTCCACTACTTTTACTAGTTGCTGTTTGTAACCATTTTACAGATTCCCAATCTTCTGGTTTAGCTTCATTAATTTTATTTTTTGTATGTCGATTCATTTCCATTCCTCCGGGAAAGTTTTTTCAGAAAACCATAGAATTTTATTTTTATCAGCCCATTCTGAATGACTTAGTTTGGTTCCGTTTTTGCGACGACGCGCTTGAGGCATTGGCGCAAAGGGGGAAGCAAACAAAAATACTAGTTCAGTATCTTCAGGTAATACTTTAGTAATCCAGATATACTTGCTGTACTCTGCATGATCCCAAAATCTTCCTTTAGATTCTAATAAAATCTTACGACCATCTACAACTCTAATAAAATCTGGGTTGTACGTATGCTCTACAATGTAAGGAACTTTTTCAGAATGAAGATCCCAATTTTTTAAAATAGATTTATGTAACTGAGATTCCCATTTAGAATCGTATCCTTTCGGAACCTTTTTCTCAACAGGTCGTTTTACTCTAGGAGATCTTTTACTCATCTAAGACTTCTTTTAATGTTATACTTTCAATAGTTTTAGATTTATCTTTCTTCAACAAAGACAATACTCTTTTCTTAAACCACTTATAAGTATAGGAATTTAATCTGCGTTGACCTACAACAGTGTAATACTTTTCTGTAGGAAGCATTTCTAATTTTTCAAGTACTGTTTTATTATTATCAGGAAGAATATCTTCTAACCAATCTAATGATAAAGAAACTATCTTATAGTTTAACCTTTGCTTTTTACTTTTTATAACCATACTTCTTGTACCTTTGGTTCGCTTACAATTTTTGTAAAATACACATATCCTTTAGAGTAGTTAAACACTCTTATTGAAGGGTAGCATCTAAACTTATGAGGACAGTAACTACAATTCTTATCTAACTTTAAGTTACCTGACTTACCTTCTGGAATAGGATCGTAACATTTTTCAGGAGGACTTTCTTCTTCTAAAGATTTTCTAATCTTTGTAATCAAATTAAAGCTGTTAGGCTTATCTAATTCTTCAGGACGATGTAGTACTAACTCACCGCTTTCTTTATTAATAACAAGGAAGCCGCCATTGCTTGTGCCTTCAGCTTCTTCGTATCCAGATAACTGAGCAAGGTATCCAAAAGGATCGTCATCAGCTAACGTACCTTTTTTAAATTTATTAAATGCAAAGTTAGAAGCTGTCTTAATATCTATAATTTCATTGTCAATTTTACAATCAATGTGGCCCTTTACTCCATTAAGATTTACTTGCTTCTGCTTGTCTGTTGCTTTATGCCCAGCTAATTCTACCAACAATAAAAGAACTTCTTCTAAGATATGACCATATAAAAATTTAATAGGTAAAAACGAATCTTCATTTTTATTTTTACTAGGATACTTTGCATCATACCACATACGCCTTAATGGTCTACCTATACCAGACATTCGTATGCTATCTTTATTTACATCTTGAGCCTTAGACCAATGACGTAAAACATCTTTCATACTTTCTCCAAAAGAATTAATTGTATCTTCTGAAATTTTTAAGGATTTATTATTTGTCAAAGGCTCTATACTTTTATAGATATCGCCCACCAAAGTATCAAGATTTTTCATTTCTTTCCTTATAAAGATTTTCATAAAAGTCTGCAACCTGTCTAATCTGTAAAGGGGTTGCTTGATTTTTTATAGAGTTAGCCATCATAGAAACAATAATAATATTGTCTTTAGTATAGCCTTGTGTATTGTCAATCCTATCTATTGATGGAGAGTTATACCATGTTTCTCTACCTACTTGAAATTTAATATTTAAGATAGGGCATAACAAAGGCATGTCAATATCTTCAAAACATAAATCAAAATAAATATTTTTTTTCTTTGCTCTTGTTCTTGTTGTTCGTATTAACGTTAAAATATATGCTCTACCATTAGGCATTATTTCTTTTTGTAAATATCTTTGTCTTCGTTTACTAGCTTTATCATTAGTGGGTTTCACTCCAGTTTTCTCCTACTTTATATTCACCATCTAAAGGNCATCTNAAATTAAAAATAGANCTNACTTCTCTGATAGCTGAAACTCCAGAACTTCCTATTGTTTCTACATAATCTTCAGCAACTTCTAATTGCCATTCATCATGTATATTAGCTACAAAATAAGCAGGGTAGTTATTATTTTTAATCTTGTTGTTCAGCAATACTAAACCTTGTTTCATTACTATAGCTCCTGCGCTTTGAAGTAAGGTATTCAAAGAAGCATGTTCATGTCTTATTTTAACTTTTCTACCGTCTAATCCTTTAAGGTATCCTTTTGACGCCGCTCTTTCAGCTCTACCTTTAAGAGTTGCAAGTGATGGGAGATTAGATAGAAAACGTTTTCGTAATTCTTTACCATCTCTTCTACTTCCTTTAACCACTTCTCCAAGCTTTCCATCTCCTGCTCCGTATAGAAACGCATAGATGAAAGTCTTTGCCTGATTTCTTGATTCAAGTCCTGCAAGTTTTTGATTTGCTGTGTGTATATCTCCTGTGAGTATTTCATTAGTATATTCCTCATCATTCATATAATGTGCAAGCATTCTTAATTCTAACCCAGAAGCATCAATACCAACAAGCTTATAATTATTAGGTACAATCCAACAACTCCTGCAATCTTTTCCGTATGGGCTATAGCTTGCTGGAATCTGAGCCATGTTAGGTTTAAAGTGTGACATTCTTCCAGTAACTGCACCGTTAGAAACAACGTACCCATGTACTCTATTGTCTTCTTTTAGATTATCAAACCAAGAGTTTACTTGAGCAATTCTTTTTTGCAACATTAAAAATGTACCAATTAAGTTTGCTTCTGGAATATCTTTAACAGTTTTTAAAGTTCTTTCATCTACTTTAGGCTGACCATTAGGAGTAAACTCTTTAGGCTTCCAACCAAAATCCTGTAAGTATTCTCCTATTTGTTTTCTAGAATTAAGATTAAACTCTTCTAATTTTTTCCTATCAAACGGAAACAGCATAGTCTCTTTAGACTTTTTTAAAATACTTTCGTACTCTTCAGTAGTTAACCCAGATTTAGAAAGCTCACCATTTTGTTTCATTCTAGGAACAACGGTCTTTATAGTTATCAATTTAGGTTTAAATACTGTTTTAACTGTGTCTTCAATAGTTGTTTTTCTTTCATTTAACTCAGCCAACAATACAGTTGCTTTAGGAACATCAAACAAAAAGCCATGCTTCTCTTGATCCTTTAATACTAAAGATACTTCATGCTCTAGGTTAATAGACTTCTGATCAAAATCAGCTAACTCTTTAATAAGTTCTTCAAATACTAAAGCATTTAACTCTACATCATTTACACAATACTTTAACATGTCAAGACTGTACTCTGTAAATCCTGTTTCCTGCATGTCTCCTTTTAAAAAATCTAAAGTAAACCCCCACTGCTTTAAGCTATGCCCTCCTCTTTCTGGATTAGCTAAACGTGATAAAACTAATGTGTCAATTATCTTTTTATTTTTAAAATTTATATCAGTCAATCTTTCTAGTACAGGAATATCAAAGCCTAATATATTATGACCTACTAGTAACGTTGCTTTTTCAAGCAGCTTTAAACCTTCTTTAATAGATGAAGGATCAAACTTAAAAATTTCTTTAGTGTCTAAATCTTTAGCTACAATACACCATATTTTTGTAGCTTGTAACCCATCAGTTTCTATATCAAAAACTAGTTTCATAGTGTCACCCATACATAAAGAAATAATAAAAATATAACGGCAGATGTTTTAATATAAGTTCTTTCGTTCTCACTTAACTCACCCGCC